AACTGCGCAACTACATATTTCAGACGGACACTACACAAACAAGCAACGCGGCCTTGCCGTGGAAGAACAAGACTAGTGTACCTAAGCTGACTCAGATACGGGACAACTTGCACGCCAACTACATGGCGGCTCTGTTCCCGAACGACGAGTGGTTCAAGTGGGAGGCTGGCACTAGGGACGGTAACACGACTCAGACAGCCAAGCTCATCGAGTCCTATATGCGGCAGAAGATCAGGGAATCAGGATTCAAGAAGATCGTCAGCGAGGCACTCTATGATTACATTGACTATGGAAATGCGTTTGGTGAAGTCACCTATGAAGTCGACACGCATGTTACTCCTAACGGAACACCTGTGGCAGTATATAACGGGCCCAAGTGCCACCGTATCTCCCCTTTCGACATCTACTTCGACATCTCTGCATCTGAGTTTAAGAACGCTTCGAAGGTTACCAGAACCATCGTCAGCATGGGATCACTACTCCACGCTAGTCAATCGGACCCAGCATTCTCTTGGGTCCAAGGAGCACTCCAAGACACTCACCGGGTTCGCAATGGACTAAACTCTTACAGTGACTCGGACCTCGATAAGTCCGAGGGCACAACAATTGATGGATTCGGTTCTCTGTCTACTTACTACAGCTCTGACATGGTCGAGCTGCTTGAGTACGAGGGAGACACATACAACTCCGACACTGGTGAGGTACAGACTAATCGTAGGATCATCGTTATGGACCGGCGTACGGTCGTAGTCGATGAGCCCATGAACACATGGCTAGGTCGCTCCAATAAGGAGCACGTGGGTTGGAGGCTTCGGCCTGACAACCTCATGGCTATGGGGCCGCTGGACAATCTGGTAGGTATGCAGTACAGGTTGGACCATCTGGAGAACTTGAAGGCCGACGTATTCGACCAGATTGCTCACCCAGTTGTTTATCAGCGCGGCATGGTGGAGGATTGGGATTGGGGTCCGGGAGAGAGAATCTACGGTGACGTAGACTCTCACGTACAGGTCCTGAGCCCAGACGCAACAGCCCTTAACGCTGACTTCCAGAAGGCGCAGCTCATGCAAGACATGGAGCAGCTCGTCGGTGCACCGAGGGAAGCTATGGGCATACGCACACCGGGCGAGAAGACAGCCTTCGAAGTGCAAGAGTTGCAGAACGCAGCCGGGCGGCTGTTCCAGCAGAAGATCACATACTTCGAGGAACACTTCGTCGAGCCCCTACTCAATCAAATGTTGGAGGCAGCTCGCCGCAACATCGACGGAGTGGAGGTAGTCCAAGCACTAGATGATGACTTTGCGATTCAGGAGTTCCTTAAGATCAGCCCAGCAGACCTTAATAAGAAGGGCAAACTTTACCCTATGGGGGCTCGTCATTTCGCCAAACAGGCCCAGATCATTCAGAACCTCTTTGGCTTTGTCAACAGCGCGGCGTATCAAGACCCCGCTGTAGTTTCTCATGTATCGGGCATAGGGATCGCCCGTCTCTTGGAGGAAGCCCTTGGGCTCCAGAAGTTCGAGCTGGTGCAGAACAACATCAGGTTGGCTGAACAGCAGGAGACACAGCAGATCGCTTCTCAGGTACAGGAGGAGGCTATCACTGAAGTAGCGGATCGTCAGTTCTCTGACGATCTACAAGCCAGTGAACGAGGCATTGAATGACAACGCCTAACATACACAACGGGTTCCGGTCCACAATGGACGCGGAGGCCGACAAGTTCGATAACCTCACTAGGAGCGTAGCCACTATCGAGTCTACCCACCGTGTGGTACACTTGGGCTTTATGTATGGAGCACGCGTACACTCAGCCTCCCTAGGTAATGGAGCCTCTCTTGATATGTTGTTTGAAGTGCCGGCTGGTGTTTACCCGCACTTTCAAGTGCTTAACATAGGTGCAGACGGCGGCCCAGACACAGTACAACTCTTTGAAGGAGTAACCGCCAGTGCAAATGGCACTGTCGTAGCTTCTTACAATCTAAATAGAAACAGTACCAACACTTCTAGTGTGACGGTACGTGAGAATCCTACAATCTCTGATACCGGCACTCTGTTAGATGAAACATACATCTACTCGGCCGGTAACAAGCAAGGTGTGTACAATGACATCGAGGGCTCTGAGCTGATATTCAAGCCCTCCACTAAGTATCTCATTCGATACACTAACAACTCTGGTTCGGCTGAAGACATCTTTATGCGGGCCCACTGGTACGAGCTTGACTGGCAGAACGCGGAGAACATGTAATGGATAGTCGCTGGTTCAAAGAAGACCGAGACTTGGCCAAGGCCGACAAGTCCAAGACAATCGAAGAACACAAAGACGCCACTAAGAAGGCGTTGAAGAATTCAACACTGCTCCGCGACCGGCTGGAGCGGATACTCAACGAGGAGATACATAGGTGTCTACTTGATGATGAGGACTTTAGCAAGCCGGATTGGGAGCGTGAACACGTTGCCAACATCTCTCGTCGCAAGGCGTTGAGGGAAGTAATTAACTTGATTGACTTTAAGTAAGGAGGCCCAGACCAATGGCCGATGATGTATTTGACACCGACCAAGGTGGAGACACCAACCCGCTGGACGAGTTGGTAGGCGAAGGTAAGAAGTTCAAGACGGTCGAAGACCTAGCAGCAGGGAAGCTAAACGCTGACAGGCACATCAGTCAGATTGAACAGGAAAACGCTGATCTCAAGGAACAACTGGAAACCCTAACACAAAAGGATAAAGGGGATACGAAAGTGGAAGACTTGATGAAGGCAATTACTGAAGCCAAAGAAAAGAATTCCGAAGGTACTCAGACAATGACACCGGAGGAACTCACAGAACTTGTAGAATCTTTACTCGACAACCGGACAGCAGCGCAAACCAAGGCGGCTAACCGGGCGAAGGGGAACGCACTAGTACTCGAAAAGGTGGACGGTGATGTTGACGCCGCACGCTCTTTCGTGGCAGAGCGGGCAGCAATGTTGGGCATGAGCCCGAAGGCGCTGGCCGAGCTGAGTGAAACGAGTCCCGATGCTTTCGCAAAGTTGATTGGTTCAGACAAGAGTACAGCCTCGACGGGGAGCACAACCTCCGTTCCCGGACAACGCACTGATGCTATGGAAGGCAATCAGCCCCGAATGGAAATCAACGGGTATAAGACCAAGGCATGGTTTGATGCGAAACGAAAGGAACTGGGTCGTGTGAAGTATCTGAATGACCAGTACGTGCAAGCGGAACTGGCTCGTTCGATAAACAACCTCGGACAGGAATTCAACAACTAATCTCTTTTGAGGAAACACACTAATGTCTATGACAACAGGTAATAGTGCTGTTCTCACTCGCTCGGAGATTTGGAGTACACAACTCAAGGAAGTTCTCCAAGAAGATTTGATGGCACAGGGCTGGGTTAACTGGCTCACTGAGTTCCCTGATGGGGACCAGTTTACCATTCCGTCTATTGGCGAATCGACTGTTCGTGACTATACAGAGGATACCGATGTGGTATTCGATGCTCTGGACACGGGTGAGTTCACCTTCACAATCACTGAGTACCTGAGTTCAGGTCACTATATCACAGACAAGGCCCGTCAGGACTTGTTCTACGCAGCGCAGCTTGAAGCTAAGTTCCTGCCCTCTCAGGCGCGTGCGCTTGCAGAGAAGATCGAAACTGACGTACTTGCTCTGAACGCAGGTGGCGCTTCTGGTGGTCAGACCGCCGACGCTACCAACTCTATCAATGGAGCAGAACACCGCTTTGTTGGTACAGGTACGAACGAAACGATGGCTGTTGCCGACTTCGCTAAGTCGCTCTACGCGCTGAAGAAGGCTAATATCCCGCAGAGCAACCTTGTTGCTATTGTGGACCCGAGCGTTGAGTACGAGATCAATACGCTGACGAACATTGTCAACGTCTCGAACAACCCGCGTTGGGAAGGTGTCATCGAGTCGGGAATCGGATCGGGCATGAACTTCATTAAGAACATCTATGGGTTCGACGTCTACACATCCAACTTCCTGCCGACGGCCAATGAAACTATCGGTGGACTGACTACAGCCGCTGGTAAAGCTAACGCTTTCTTCTCTGCTGCGTCTCCGGACCTGCTCCCGTACATGGGTGCGTTCCGTCAGATGCCGAAGGTTGAGGGTGGTTACAACTACCAGAAGCTGCGTGAGGAGTATGTTACGACTGCTCGTTACGGCATGAAGGTCTATCGTCCTGAAAATCTCGTTTGTGTCCTCACCGACACTGACCAAGTATAAGGAGTATATTATGTCTCGTGGAAGCACATGGACTAACTCTGACGGCTTGGTCGTTGGTTTTGGCACTCACTCGGAAGACAACGATGTCGCCGCAGTAACGCAGGGGGCTAACGGTATTGTTACACTGACTGCCGAATACACCCTTGCTGATCTGCCGGATACGTTCGCTGCTACTAATGTCAAGCCGCAGGATGCTCGCATCCCCCGTGGTTCGGTCATTACCTCCGCTTATATCCACACGCTTGTTACGCCGACCTCGGCCGGTGGCACAGCTACGTTGGACGTAGGCCTCTGGGGTGTTGGTCTTGATACGGAAGTAGTTGACGTAGCAGACGGCATTGTTGCTGACGCCTCGATCACGGAGCTGGACGTAATTGGTTCAGCCATTGCGTGTGACGGTGCATACATTGTTGATAGCGCAGACGCTAGCGCGACTCAGTATGCTGTTGGCGCAGTCTCCGAATCGGATTGTGTACTCGCACCTTCGTATGAAACGCAGGTATTCACTGCCGGTAAAGTTCGCATCGTTGTGAACTACTTGCCGCCTAGTGGTTCCTCGGGTCGTACTCTGGCTGCAGTAGACTAACCTAATGTGAGGGGCCCCTTCGGGGGCTCCTCGCTAGTGAGGAGAAACTAATGGCAAGCTTGAATAAACAGGACAGTCAGTTCGCTGACTCGTCTGATAAGCCGATGATCGGCGCTAGGCAGTCTGCTGTAGCAGATGTCGTGGATGCTCTTGATGGAGCAACATTGACAGGTGATACTGTGACTACTAGTGCTACTCCGACAGTAACGGAGTTGGAAGCGTGCGTAGGTGTTCTTGGCGGTAAAGTAAACGCCATCATCACAGTGCTCGAAGCTCACGGCCTTATCGAGTCTAACGACTAATCGGACGGGGGCCGGGAAGCCTGCCCCCTTCCCTTTTAAGAGAGAACAATGGCTAAGA